AAGTTTTTATTTTTACAAACATATATGTCAACAATTATGTGTCACTGAAAAAAAATATTATTGATTGTTGGTGGAGATCCCACTCTCGTCAAAATCCTTTTCCGGTGGGCACCCAAGATCGTCACTTCACGGAGGATGCAAGAAATAGTCGAACTGTTCGAGTCCCTCAGCCGTGCCTACGCCGAGCACGACGACGACGGACGCGCCGCGTCGTTCGCCAAGGTTGCGGAATCTATCAAGTGTCTCAAGAAGATCACGTGTGGCGCGGACATCGCCAACTTACACGGTGTCGGTCAAAGTTCCGTCGAGATCGTGGATGAGTTTTTAGAGACGGGCAGGTGTGAACGCCTCGAAGAACTCACGGACACGGCGATGAAGATACGACTGCGCACGAATGAACTCTTGGGCATGGAACGACCCAAGACGAAAGACGTGATGAAATCCTTCGTCCTCGTCAAACACCCCTACGTGAAGGAGTGTACCAAGACGGCGAAAGATCTCCTCAAGGGTGTTCACGTCCACGTGAAGGTGGCCATGGCGGATCTCCTCCGGAGGGAGGGATTCCTCCCAGACTATCCCGTGGAGGACATTCGATGCGACACGTGCCATCTCTACAGAGATGAAACGTGCTCGGACGAGTGCACGTGCGAAGAAATCATACTTGAACGAGAGTTGCGTGCATTACAATAGTTTTTTATACGTATCCGGATACAGTTTCAAACGTCTCCCACCCTTGCACCCACACGTCTGTTCTATGATGTCCTTCGTCACCGTGAACGACACGCACTCTCCGTGGTCACCCCCGATGATGTCACAATATTGCGTGTTCGTCGTCAACACGTATTTCCCCCTCGCCTTCGTCACCTTGATGAGTTTCGTTTTCTCGTGTCCCGGAAATTGTTTTTGTATGAACGACTCCAACTCGGGTTTGACGACGTCGGACGTGGTCACCCTCTTTTTCGGTCTCCTCGTGGACGTCACCGGAGTGGGATAGAGCATCTTGTGTATCTCCGCGGTCAACTTGTACCTCTCACCGGTGAAATCCTTACAGAACCCATCCACCCTCTCCCGCAGGGTGTCGCACTTACAGAAACACTTCTGGGCAATGGTGCCGTCGGGGCTCACGAGGAACCACACGTGATTGCTTCCGTGCTCTCTCCGGAGGTTCTCGCAATACCTCGAATTCGTGCTCACGAGAAAGTGACACTTGGATCTGAACATCTTGGTCACGCACGCGTTCTGTTGTCCCCTCATGTGCTTCTTGATGAACGCCTCGAGGGTGGCCTTCGCGACGTCGTCCGTCATCTCGTCCTTCATCTGTGCCTTCGTGAAACATCCCTCCTTGATCGCCCTCCCCGGCGGTTCCACGGTGGCGTGGGTGGGGGCGTTCGATCGCACGGTGGCCATCTCGAGGAACTCCACGGACGGTTCTTGGGACACCCTCTGGAGCATGCTCAGCGGTCCGTGTCTGTACACGAACACGGGGAGGTAGGCGACTTGGGTGATCTTTCCGGTTCCCCGACACGCGTCGCATCCCTTCCCCTGACACCCCTCGCACTTTGCCTTTTTATTCGACCAGGGCATCCTGAAGCCCGACCCTCGACTACCGCGGGCGAGGTCGCCGTACACGGACGCGTCGATCACCTCGTTCCAATCGATTCCCGGTTTGGCGGTGTAGAGGGCGACCAGGATGTGCTCGCGGAGGGCGATGGCGCTCGCTTGGTCGACGCAGAACCGGTGCCAATTCAGGTGGACGCCGGTCTTCACCCGGTCTCCCACCGGTTTGGGCGGCGCCACGCACACGAGGCAGTCCCTCCCACCGTGCCTCTTGACTTTGTCGCATATGACTTTGCACACCTCCTCTATCTCCTCCAGGGTGAGGGCGGTGGTGTCTTTGTAGTCGATGTCGACGAAGAAATTGTACGTCTCCGATTTTTGTTCGACGATGAACAATTCCTCCCCGGACTCGATCGCGGCGACGTATCGTTCGTTGAAATCCTGTAACTTGTCAAACGGAACGCTGAGGACGCCTCCGTCCATCATCACGTGTGACAAGTTGTGGGCATTGTTAAATTTGTTTCCGGTGCACCACCTGCGAAACATCCTTCTATTCGTAATATGACGTCTCCCCTCTAAACCATTTCACGGAGGGGGGTTCGAAGGACTCCACCGGTTCCTCCCCCTCTAAATTCTTCTTCAACACGAGGAGTTGATACACCGTGTCCTCGAGGTGCTGTTTCACGAATTCTTCGGCCTCCGCCTCGTCGTACGCCCTCTTCGTCTCCACGAGGTCTCTGATTTGTCTGAGGATGTAGGCCTTTCCCTTGGTCATCTATTACCTGACACTGAAAGTTTTTCTCTCCTCCCTACGCGCGTTCAGGGCCGCGTAAAAGTGGGGATTCTCCAGGACGTTTTCCACGATGAGTTCCCATTTCTTGTGTCTCGCCTTGAACTCGTCCAGGGTGTCCCACGCCATGAGATCGTTCTCGTCGAAGGTCCTCTTCACCGGCAGTTTGTTAATCTTCCGAACGGCCGTCTTCATCTTCTCATCCGTGAATCGGCGAATGGTGTCCTCCTGTGTGTCCCGATCGTAGTCCACAAAGAGCACGAACACCGTGTACACGAGTTCGGCGTCGCCGTCCTGTACGGTGAAGACGAATTCGGTGTATTCTCCCTGTTTGAGGACGACCACCCCCCTCGTCTCCTCCTCGAGTTCCCGGAGGGCCGTCTTGAGGGGGGCGAATATTTCACGCCTCCGCGACCCACCGGTCACGAAGATCCAATCCTTGAAACGACGATCCCGAACGGTCAAGAACCGGGGGGGATCGTTGGCAAACGAAACCGGTATCGCGATTGCTTTGTATTTCTTCATCACATTATATAGGTGCTTTCGAGCACTCCTAACATTTGTGGATTTAATTTTTCTTCTCAATTTCCACGGGCTCCTCCACTGGGGGTACCTCGCTCTCCGGTTCGGCAACCGGTGGCGGCGGGGGCGGAGGCGGCGGTCTCGGCTGAGGCATCGACATGTGCATGAGCCGGGTGGACACGTTCTTGAGTTGATCGACGTCCTCCTTCGCCCTGTTCAACTCCCGAAACATGTAAATGCACACCGCCAGACACACGACGACGGCGACGCTGGTGAGGATTTCTCTGTTCACTGGGATCATTTGATGAAACGTAGCGTTATTTTTTTAAGTTAAAATTGCACCCATCGACGTCTTGGATTTCTTCTGACACCCACCCCCCTCACCGAATTGGATCTCCTGGAGGTGGGAGTGTTTACACTCCGGATCCGCGCTCTCCTGGGCGGAGGCGTGACCGACGAACCTCTCGATCGTTCGGCTCTTGGGATCGTACGTCAGAACGAACACGACCGCGATGAGGACGATGACAGTCCAGAACATCATAGTTATTATTATTTACTTACAAAAGATTTAGTTCGAGTACAACAACGCCGCGAGACCGTTCGAGTACTTCAGGATGTTGTAGTTGACGGCGTAGATGTCGTCCGCACTGCTTTGGGTCTCGGAGACGATGCGCGCCGAGTCGAGACGGCTGAAATTTAACGAACCGGTGGGCTGGTGACGGGAACTCTCGAGGCAGAACGGGTACACGAGGAGTTCACCCTCGTCCGCCGTGTCCATGGACGCGAACGGGAGGTGGTAATACGCCGGGATGCGGGTGTAGTGCGGGCGGGAGAACTTGAAATCGGTGACGTCCGTGCCGTTGATCTGGAGTTTCAATTTGTTTTGGGCGTTCAGGAGGGTGACACCGGAGGGGTTCGCCGCGGCCAACACCTTGATTGGGTGGTTGAAATTGAGTTCGTGCGTCTTCCCGGACGACGCGATGCTCTTTTGCACCTGGCACACCAATTGCTCGAGGGGTCTGGCCTGGAGCGCCTGGCGCTCGACCGTGTCGAGGTACACGTACGCGCTGTAGCACTCCCACTTGCTCGCCGCCGCCTGCGGGCCCCAGTTGATGCGCATCTCCACGTCGTGGAAAGACGTCGCCACGAGGGGAATGGCGGTCTGCCACGATTCACAAAAGGTGAACCGGAGGGGGTAGAAGGACGAGACCGTCGAAGCGCCCCCGTACACGTTCGCCGCGTACGACTTGCTGAAGGTGGACGCCAACACCTTCGGCGCCACGTGCTGGGTGAATCGAGAGTCTTGCACATCCACCTGTTGACCACCGATGTAGAGTTCGCACGAGTCGATCACCGTGGACCAATCCGTGATGGAGACGTTCGCCTCCGGAGTCCCCGAGCCCACGAGCGGGACGAGGAAGGTGTATCCCAAAAGGTCACCCTTGCGCTCGAAACGAACGGTGGACATGCCATTCGCGGTGACATTGCCCTGGATCACCTGACGCTCCACCGTGGTGGCGAACGGGGTGTGTCGCTTGAAGGTACTGGAGAAGAACGAGACTTGGGGTTCGCCGGTCAAGTGTACATCTTGGATACCGGTCGCCGTGAGTTGGGCAACACCACCACTCGACATTGTTTATACACTATGTTGAGATTTTGTTTTTAAGCCTAGCCACAGTGATAGGTCACACCGACGAACGCCGCCGTGTGGACCGCGTTGTGTCTCGTCGTCAACCCCCCGTCCGCGTCGAGGTACCGAATCTTGTACGCCTTTTCCGTCTCCCCCCACGGCACGTCCTCCCATTGGAGTTGACCGTGCTCGTCGAGGACGTTCACCCACTCCTGACGCACTTCTGAGAGGTAGTCCTCGGGATTTTCCGGTTCCTCCGTGGTGTCGTTCACCACGTTCTTGTAGAGGGTGCGCGTGCGTTCGGTCGCACCGGACGTCTCCGGATCGACCTCGTCGACCACGAGATTGTAGTATCCGTGCACGTACGTGTTTTGTTCCTCCGGGGTGAGATCGTCCCACGTGTCCGGTGTGATTTGAATCGTTTGGGTGTAGGTGAGGGTGTTCGCGTCGTAGAGGGCGCGTTCATCCTCTGGGAGGGCGTCCCACACCTCCTGGGTCACCGTGTTCACCCGCATTTTGACGTACAACTCGAGGTCGTGCTCCGGGGGGATGAACACATTCGATTGCTCGTCCACGTGACCGTACACCTCGACGCGTCGGTCTGTGGTGTAGTACGTCTCCTCTTGGGTTCGGTCATAGGCATTGGACGTTGCGTCCTCCAATTGGAACCAGTACGTGATGTTCGAGAGTTCCTTGAGGATGCGTTGGACCGGGATGTCCGGTGGGTCGAAATCACAATCCATCGTGATTTTGGCCACCGTGTAGTTGTGAAGAATGTCATCGTCTTGCTTTTGACCGTAGCCAGCCACGTTGGAGGTCGTGATGTAGTCGCCCGACTCGAGGGGGCCGTTGATGTCTGTCACCCACATCGCGCCTTCGCCGACGGAGTTGATGTAGACGCGGGTGTCGCCGAGTTCCTTATCTTGATCAGAAACGAAATTGCCATGAACTTCCTGGCGCTTTTCTGGATCTTCGGATGCCGAGATGACGCCGAAACACTTTTTGTCGTTGACCTTGGTGGAGAGAGAGACCACCGGAAGCGATTCATTCGTCGTGATGGCATTCGAGCCTGCCTCGATACCACCGGACATTTTAATGTATTTATTGTTGTCTGCCGACACGATGAGCCCTTCGAGTTCTTCTGCACGGGTGTATGGAATGTCCTTGATGAATGTTCTGTGCTGACCGGTAAAGTTCACTCTAGCATCGGTACCACCAGTCAGAAGATATCCTTTCCGGGCAGTATTGTAAAAAAAGGTCATGCTTCCATAAGTATCGACGGCGTACGTCCAGCGATCCGTCGTTCCCGCGCGTTCAAGAACAAGACCATTTTGATAACTACTCAAAGTGGATGACCCGTCTTGATCAGCTGCTTGTTTGTGATGCAAACGGGACACTGGACTCACCGTCCCGATGCCGACGTTGCCGTCGTGTTTGATGCGCATCTTTTCTGTGTAATTACCAACATTTTGTGTATAAAACGCCAAACCACCACCGAAACCACCATTCCCAACAGTTTTTACGCCGTAAATACCACCGGTCGATACCATTTGCGTGGGAGTCTCACTGTACCAACCCTGGCGAAACATAATACCGCCTCCGTACGAACCGTTCCATGAATCGGTCGCTGTACAATCTATGACAACTGTATTTTGAAAAAGTTCGTCACCGGAGAGGTGTAAAACAGACCTGGGATTTGCCGGGTCCGTATGAACAATATTAACATCAGAACCCACTCTGACTTGTTCAAACCTCGCCCCACCCCTCACATCCAACTGCGCCCTCGGCACGGTCCCCCCGAGGCAGAGGGCCGTATCGGTGATAT